TGCGGTCGGCACGACGGCCAAGTGAAGGAGCGCGCGGACGGAAGCCGGTTATCTGACGGGAAATTCGTTGTAACCGGGTCAGATCCGCTTGGAATGCCCTTGGACCCAAGCCACCCGTGGCTGAATGGTCGATAGGCAGCAAGGTGGCGCGCGGCACAGTAAATGGGATTACGCGGGCCCGGGAGTGCACGTCAAAGGCGCGCCATAGAAGAGGCCGATAAAGTCGAGCGCGACCTTCCGTGGGAAGCGGATGGTCTGTCGCGGGCCGAAAAGGTTATAGCCTTCCTTGAGTTTCTCCCAATAACCAAGGGCCACCTGGTCGGCAGCAATATGCGGTTGCTGCCGGAACAGCGCGTCTTCGTGCAGACAGTTTATGGCGACCTAGACGCGGTCGGCAAGCGCCGGGTCAAGATCGCGATACAATCTGAGCCGCGAGGGAATGGGAAAACAGGACTTTTGGCCGGGCTAAGTCTTTGCCATCTGCTCGGCCCTGAATCGATGCGCCGCGGCGAAATATATTCTGCGTCCTTCGATAAGGGCATGGCGGCAAAAATATATGCCGAGATGGAAGCGATTATTTATCAGGTCTATGAATTTAACAAGGCCACGAACTGCGTCAGGTTCCATAAAAAGATAGAGGTTCTTGACGGCAAATCTGTCGGCTCCGTCTACGAGGCGCTGTCATCGGATAGCCGCCGAGGCCACGGCTTGGCGCCGAGCCTGTGGATTTACGACGAGTTGGCCCAAACCGCCGACCGCGCCCTGCTTGATAACCTGTTGACCGCTATGGGCAAGCAGCCCGAAGCGCTTGGCATCATCATCTCTACTCAGGCACCGGACGACGCTCACGCCCTGTCACAACTCATTGATGACGGACTGACCGGCGCGGATGATTCTACCTACGTTCAGTTGATATCCGCGCCAGAGGGCGCCGATATCTACGATGAGGCCGTTCAGCGCGCATGCAACCCGGCGTGGGGGATTTTTCTTGATATCGACGACCTTCGTAAGGCCGCCGATCGAGCAAAGCGAATTCCCGGGTTTGAAAGCGCATTTCGTAACAGGCACCTCAACCAGCGCATAGACTCCAGCGTAGAAAATCGCGTCGTCACCCTTGATGTTTGGAAGGGCGGCGCCGAAAACAAGGTCGGGAATCTCGAGGACTATAGGGGCCGCGATTGTTTTGCTGGCCTCGATCTATCCGGCAAGCACGATCTTACCGCGCTGATCTGCACGTTCCCGGACGAGGCAAAATCTAAGGCCGGAGAGCCAGAGCCGCATTTCGATATTGTGCCGTTCTTTTGGACCCCTGAGGGTGCCATGGCGGCGCGGCGGCCACCAGAGCAACAGTTATTCCGGCTCTGGATGAGCCAAGGGTTTCTTACCCCGGTCCCGGGTCCAGTAATTCAATACGGTTACGTCGCCAGGCAATTGATTGAAGTGCGCAAATGCGTAAAGCGGCTGGTTCTTGGCTACGATCGCTGGCGAATTGATGATCTGAAACAGGAATTGGACGCTCTGGGCCAAGCGGTTGTTACGCTAGGCGAAGACAAAGAGCCGTACGACGAAGAGGCAATCATATTCATCCCGGTCGGCCAGGGTTTCAAAGACCAATCGCCGGCAATTGATATTTTTTCTGAGCTTGCATTGACCGGCCGTCTCAATCACGGCGGCCATCCGGTACTAACCGCATCGGTATCCAATGCAATTACGGTGCCTGACCCAGCCGGCAATTTGAAGTTCAATAAGGCCAAGGGCAATCGCCGCGGCTCGGTGCGAATTGACGGGGCCGTTGCTACAGCAATGGGCCTGATTGTATCTAAGCGATTTGCCGAGGCCGGGGTCGACACAGGCGCGTCGGCATACGAAGACCCTGACTATCCGATTTAATTTTCACAAATGCCCTCTTGCTGGTGAATGGCGGCTGCTCGGTGCCGGCGGCGCCAGCGTCGCGCTGAACCGCAATATGTCGCGACGGGCTGAGGGCCATCTGCAATGGGATGGGTAAAGAAAGTTCTTGGTTCGATCGGGTTGCAGCCGCGCGCCGCAGATCAGGGCGTGCCGGGACCAGGGGCTGATTACTGGTATGAGGAATATGCGGCGCCAAACGCTGCTGGCATCAAGGTAACGGCAGATAGCGCGCTAAAGGTCGCGGCGGTGTTCCGCAGCGTCACGATCCTCGCCGACACGTTGTCGACCCTGCGTCTCGGTATGTATAAACTTCGCATCCCGGGTCAAATTGACGGGGGCATGGACCCCGTTCCAAATCACCCGCTTAACGATGTAATTGCGATAGCGCCGAACCGCGAGCATACCCCAGCAGAGTTCTGGGGGATGATGGTTTTCCACGCCGCGCTGCGCGGTGAGGCCTATGCCGAGATCAAGCCTGGTCCGCGCGGTGCCGTGGACCGCCTTGTCCCGCTGCATCCAGATAACGTAAAGCCGCTGCGTGCCGCAGACGGCACACCTCGCTACGAAGTCACCGACGCCGTGACGCGGGTACGACGCACCCTACTGCAAGAGGAGATTTTTCATTTCTGTGGCCTGAAGGAAGATGGCTTCAGGGGCCTGAAAAACATTGATCTCGCGTCTGAGACCATCGCGCTGCTCACCGCCGCCGACCAATACGCAGCGCGAGTATTTTCCAACAATCTTAATATGGGCGGGTTCGTCACCGTCCCTGGCAAACTTAGCAAAGAGGCGGCGCAAAACTTCGTTCAGCGCTTGACGCAGCGATTTACCGGTGCCGCCAATTCGCATCGGCCAATGCTGCTAACGGAGGGCGGTTCCTACGTTCAGGCCTCGATGAAGGCAAACGAGGCGCAGCTTCTCGAGGCCAGGAAGTGGCAGATCGGCGAGGTCGGGCGGTACTGGGGCATCCCGCTCCACATGCTGATGGTCGACGACCAGACCAACAGGGCCACGGTCGAAGAACAATCCATCAACTTCGTGCGGTACACGATCCGCCCGCTGGCCGAAAAGATTGAGCAGGCGATCAGGCGCGATCTCATTCTGGTGCCACGAATCTACGTCGCTGTTTTCAACCTCGATGAACTCGAGCGCGGCAACATGGCGGCGCGCGCCGACTATCTTGCCAAAATGACCGGGTCTGGCGGGTCGGCCGCGATCCTCACCGTGAACGAGGCCCGGGCCTCCGAGGGTTATAACCCGAGCGACGACCCGGACGCCGATAAGCTGGCGAAGGGCACAAATACTACTCTTGCTCCGGCCCAACAGCCGCAGACCGACAAACCAAGCGATGAGGATGATCGGGTCGGTGCCGTTCAGCCAAGATCGGCGGAGTATGTGGTCCGGCTCGGTGCCGAGGCCATGGCGCGCAAAGAAGTGGCCGTGCTGCGCCGCCTCGCTGTCCGCCATGCCGATGACCGCGAGGCGTTTCGCGCCGCGGTAAGGGCGTTCTACGGCGGTTTTGTCTCAGATGTCATGAGGCGACTTGGTGTTACCAAGGATCAGGCCAAGACGTGGTGCAAGGCGCGGTCCGCCAGAATTGGCGGGGCCAACGACGTGGCCGCCGCGATCGACGCGCTTGAAGAAGAAATCGACGCGGAACAGGCCACCGCGCCCGGAGAAAAATCGCATGGGTAAGATGAGACAGTTCCGCCGCGCCATTCGTGGCTGCGTCGGGAGGCCGCTGCTTTACCACGCCCGCGACGGCTATGGGGCTGTTCTGTTTGGCCTACTTGAGCGCGTGGCGCGAGGCCAACGTGTCCACGACGGTGAAATCCACGACGTTATGGCCGGTTACGAATCAGACGTTGACGGCGGGCCGGAGCCGAAACGTGCCGCGCTTGCATCTGGCCCAACCATGTTCCCCGCCGGGAAGGACGGAAAGGTCACGGCCGTTGTGCCGATGCGCGGCGTTGCGATGTACGACCTTGAGTTCCAGCCGTATTGCTTCTCGACGCTACTGCTCGCCCAGACCATGAGCCAGTTGGCAAACGACCCAATGGTCGGGACTATCATGATGGACATTGATAGCCCCGGCGGCATGGTGACGGGAACGGCAGAGGCCGCTGACGCAATATACGCCGCGGCAAAGCGCAAGAATGTTGTTGCCATGGTCAACCCGCTATGCGCATCAGCCGCGTATTGGTTGGCAAGTCAGGCCGGGGAAATACTAGCGATTAAGTCCGCCGACATCGGCAGTATCGGCGTATTTATGGCGCACACCGACTGCTCAAAGTTCAATGAGATGCAGGGGATGAAGGTCACCTACATCTACGCGGGCGAATACAAGGTCGAGGGCAACAGTGACGAACCGCTGTCGGACGAAGCCAAGGCCCACTATCAGTCAGAGGTTGACGACATCCACCAGCAATTCATGAAGGCCGTGGCGCGGGGCCGCGGCACATCTATGGATGATGTCCACGAGAACTTCGGCAAGGGCCGATGCATGCCAGCCACCGCCGCAAAAAAGTGCGGCATGATCGATGACATCATGAAGCTAGATCAGGCCATGGCGCGCTGTGGCATTGCCGCCATGTCATCGATGAGCGGGCGCCGCAATGAGTCTGAACAGCCAGAATTTGCGTCGGCCGAGGGGCGCGAGGCCGTGGCGCCGGTGTTGGTAGATGAAGAGACCGCCGACGGCCCTGCGCGCGAGTTGGCGGATGGGCATTCCGACCTGCCGCCGACCGCTGAACAGCCAGAAGGGCAGATGCCAGAAGACGAAGACGACGGGAAGAAAAAGAAAAAAAAGAAGAAGAAAAATAAAGAAGACGACCACCACGACCCCGATCATCCCGACGACGAACACAAAGACGACGAACATGACGATGATCACGACGACGAGCACGACGCCGCCGCGGGTGACGTCGGCCACACAGGGGCGGCCACGTCGGTTATCGATCCGGCGGGCGTTTCTGCCGACGACGCTAGGCGCGCGCGCCGTCACCGCCTAGCGCTGCTCAGCGCGTAACAAACCAATTCAGTTTTGCCGAGGTAGGCGCTCTGTCGAGTCGCTGATCCACGGCGCGTTCTGCGGTCATGGCCTTGACCGCTGTCACCCATGGGCGCCTTCGGGCGCCTTTTTTGTTGAAAGAAAGGATCCCAAATGGATCGCATTAAAAAGCTGCGGCAGCGCAAGGCCGACCTTGTTATCGAGGCGGAGGCGCTTGCTGCAAAAGAGGACAACGGCACGATCACTGCCGAGGAGAGTGCGCGCTACGCCGCTATTCTCGACAAGGACCTGCCGGCCGCCAATGCCGCCGTCGCGCGCGAAGAGCGCCTGATGGACGAGCGTCGGACCATGGCCGTTGTTGAGCCGGAAGTGCCAGCCGCTGCGCCGGCTAAGGTTCCGGCCGAAGCCAAGAAAGACCCGGCCAAGTTTGGATCGTTCGGCGAGCAACTCCAGTCCATCGCCAAGGCTGGCCTGAACAAGGGCATCCCCTACCAGTCGATCGACAATCGTCTCGTGTTTCAGGCCGGCGGTGCCGGTGCAAACGAGGCCGTTCCGAGCGAGGGCGGGTTCCTTGTCCAGCAGGACTACTCGATGGCCCTGTTTGAGCAGATGCATGAGATGGGCGAGATTCTGTCGCGCGTCCGCCGCATCCCGATCTCGGCCGGTTCCAACGGCATTATCCTTCCGCGCATCGACGAGACCAGCCGCGCCAATGGCTCACGCTTCGGCGGGGTTCAGGCGTACTGGGCTGACGAGGGCGACTCGGTCACCGCGACCAAGCCCAAGTTCAGCAACATGGACATGCGCTTGAAGAAGCTCATGGCTGTCGGTTACGCCACCGACGAACTGCTTGCCGATGCCCCGGCTCTCGAGGCCGTGCTGTCGCAGGCGTTCACCGAGGAACTCACGTTCAAGACCGAAGACGGCGTCATCAACGGCACCGGCTCTGGCCAACTCCTCGGCATCCTGAACTCCGGTGCGGTGATCTCCGTTACGCCGGGCTCCGCTCAGGCCGCCACGTCCGTGACCACGCAGAACATTCTTAATATGTGGTCTCGTCTGCCGATCCGCAGCCGCAAGAACGCGGTCTGGGTGATCAACCAGGAAGTAGAGCAGCAGCTCTACCAACTGGTCCTTGGCTCCGGCACCGCCGTTCTGTTGCTCTATACGCCTCCGGGCTATAACGGCAACACCTCGCCGTACGGCCTCTTGCTCGGCCGCCCGGTCGTTCCGATCGAGTATGCCGCAGCGCTGGGCACGGCCGGCGACATGATCCTGTTCGACCCGCAGCAGTATGTCATGATCGACAAGCAGGGCCTGCAGACCGCATCGAGCATGCACGTTCGATTTTTGACCGACGAGATGACCTTCCGGTTTACGTTCCGGGTCGACGGTCAGCCGGTCTGGCGCACCCCGCTTGTACCGTTCAAGGGCACCAATACCTACTCGCCCTACGTCGTGCTCGCTACCCGCTAACGTTGAACGATAGCGGGGGCGGAATAAGCCGCCCCCCGTTCCCCCTTAAAATCTCTGGAAGGAGAACCTGCAATGCAGGGTATTAATATTGCGGAGATGGGGCACATCGTCAACGTGCTCCCTCCCGTCGACATCACCGGCGGCACTACCGGCGACCGCTTCAAGATGACGAACTACGGCCATGCCACAGTTATCGTGCAGGTCGGCGTTTCCGCTGCGGCGTGGACCGCAACGCTGGTCAAGGAATGCACCGCCGCTACCGGCGGCACCGCAACCGCGATCGGCTTCTCGTACTATGCCGAAGAGACCGCTGCTGGCGATACGCTTGGTGCGAAGCAGACCGCGACCACGACCGGCATTGCCGCGCCGTCTGCTAATAACGGCATCTTCTATGTGATCGAGATCGACGCCCGCGAACTCAGCGATGGGTATCCGTGGATCGAGGTTTCGTTCACCAACGGCGCCAACTCTGTCATCGCCTCCGTCGTGGCCGTGCTGAGCGGGTCAAGGTTTGGAAATGACCAATCCGCGACCGCGATCGTCTAAACAACCAGCGCGTGAATAATAGCGGCGGGCGGCCAAATGTCGCCCGCCGTCTCACCGGAGATACTCCATGCTTGTGCGCCTTCTTCTCGGCAAGTACGCCGGTCGCGTCGCCGATATGTCATATATCGATGCTGTTCGCGGCGAGGCCAACGGGTCGCTGATCCGGCTGGCCCAACACGAAGCGGCGCGCCACGCATCAGGAGCCGAGGAGATTGAAGACGTTGTTGAATCGGTGATGGTGGTACGGCGACCCATGCCGATTGCAGCCACTCCGTCCGTAGCTAAACGCCAAGGTGGGTGGCCAAAGGGCAAGAAGCGTGGTTCCCGGGCGGCGCCCGCCGCGTGATCTGTCGTGCCCGCCCCATTTACCATTAACCAGATATGGGCGGGCCAGACCGCAGTAATTATTGGCGGCGGGCCGTCTCTCTGCACAGAACAGGTTCGGCGCGTCGCTATTGCTCGGCTAGAGAACAGGTGCCGCGTCATCTGCGTCAATGACTCCGTCTATCTCGCGTGGTGGGGCGACTGGCTACACGCGCACGATGCTCAGTGGTGGTGCTGGCATGCCCAGCGCGTCCAGCACTTCAGGGGAATAAAGACAACAGTTTCTGAGCAAGTCCCAGCGGCGTGGATTACTGGCGCGCTGCGGTGGACCGGCAGGACCGGGTTTGACACAGACCCGTCATGTTGCCGCGGCGACACCAGCGGCGCACAGGCCATCCACATCGCCGTTCAGGCCGGGGCAAAGAAGATTCTCCTGCTCGGCTTCGACGCGACGCAGGATCATTGGTTCGGCTCCCATCAGGACGGGATCAATAACGACCTTTCATCGTCGGCGCGCGATTTTGAAACGCTGCTGCCAACACTTCGCGAGAGATCAGTCGATGTCATCAATTGCTCGCCCGACTCAAAAATAGAGTGCTTCGAGAAAGCGCCGCTCTCTGGTCTGCTTTAACTAAAATAATTGTGGTGGGCACCGAGTGGCATGACAAGGCAGACATTCACCGTTTCGACGCCGGCCGCGACTACCGATCTGACAACACTGCAGGCCGTCAAAGATTATATTGGGATTACGAGCACTACCGAGGATGATTTCCTAGAGACGGCGATAGCGTCGGTGTCGGCCCGGGCCTGCTCCTATCTCGATACGGCCAGGGCCGAGGATGGGACGGTCTCGCTTGGGCGAGAGACTCTGATCGAAACAGTTAGATTGTCGCGGGCCCAATCGTCAATAATTATGTCGCGGCCGAGAATGGTATCTGTCACCAGCGTTGTCCAGAATGGCACAACATTCGTTGAGGACACCGATTTTGAAGTAGTAAAGAACCGCAGCGCGGTGTATGCGCTAAGCAATGGGTTCCCGTATTTTTGGTTCGATACGTATCCAGTCGTGGTGACCTACGTTGCTGGGTGGCTACTGCCAAACGACGACGACAGAAACCTTCCCGCTGATATTGAAAATGCCATTATCAACTGGATCCAGGCGGTGCGGTTCAACCGCACGCGAGACCCCCTCGTCAAGCGCGAGTCAATGCTTAACGGCACCTATGGATACGAGGTGTTTGGGACATCAAGGAATGGAGACGTCCCAGACTTCGTGGCCGCAGTGCTAGACCCGTACCGCGACATTCATGTGGCATAGCGGCGTAATGACATAACTCAATCGCGGACTTAAAGACAGCCATGCGGGTTCGCGGCGCCCCCGTAACGCAGGCGGCACCGGCCGAGCCGGCTCCGCCACCAAACACCCCAACTTGTTACGCTGTTGACGCGGAGCAGACATCGCCGAAGTGGTGCGCCGCCTTTGCCAGGGGATGCGGCGGTTCAGTTGTCCACGATAGCACGCAGCGCCCCGGCCCTATTGCGATGTTTGGCTCAAGTGCGATTTGGGGGGTTCTAAGTACCGCTCAACGCGAGCGTCGCGACTGGTATTACGGCGATCATGGGTATTTTGGGCGTGGCAGATATTTTCGTTGCACCAAAAACGCCTATCAGCACGACGGCTCTGGACTTGCCGCACCCAACCGGCTCCGTCAACTAGACATCGAGATAAAGCCATGGCGCCGATTCGGCGACCACGTACTGGTATGCCCGCCAGACGACGGCTTTGCTGATCTTATGGGGTTCTCTGCCACGGCGTGGCTAGCCAAG